GGTATTCAAGGATTTTCTTTTCTCTTGCCAGCTGGGATAGGTCCGCAGTATACATTTGGTCAAGTGTCCACTGGTTCAGGTCGACGCGGTCCTGGCCCAGATGGCGATCCAGTTCGACCGACGCAAGGAGGCCCTTGGTGATTGCGTCTTGCATTTTTTCTGCGGCCATGATCTTCTGGTCCTTCGCCCAATTAGCGACAGCGACCATCGCTTCTTCGTCGCCTTTATTTAGCATGACGGCCTTTTCACGGGCGTCCTGCTCTTTTCTGATGGCCAGAAGGTCGATCTGATACTGTGCATCGGCCGCCCCTTGAACGCTGCCGGTGATCTGCGCCAGAGAAAGGGACGTCTGATTCTTCAAATCCTGCCAGGCGTATGTCCAGTTACGACGCAGGGGCTCGACCATTACCTTCGAAAATTTATCCATCTCCGCCTTGATCCCCGAAGTGTCCACGGTGACGCCATGCTGAGACAGGGCCAGGGCTTGCTTGTCCAGTTCCCGAGACATTTTACCGACTTCGTCCTGGATGCTGTTCAGGCCGACCGCATACGTCGAATCCGTTTCCGACATGATCTTCGCGTTCAGGGTGTCGAACTGGGTTTCGATCGTATTCTGGAATTGCTCCATCATGCGGGCGGTCGTGTTGGCGCCCTTATCGGGCTTCCCGCCTTCAGCGTTCAGGCCTACCCCTTTGTGGTTGGCGATGTCGTCCAGGCCCTTCTGGTGTTGGTTGGCGACAAGGCGGCTGCTCATGTCCTCATAAGATCCGCCGACCTTGGCGCCGCGGGTGAAGTCCAGGGACTGGGCAAAGGAAAGATGCTGCGTTTTTGCCGGCAGAAGATCCAGGATGGAAGAAAAGGCGGAAGCTGCCGTCGACGCTATTTTTGTAGCCTCGGCGAAGACTCCCATCTGCTCGGCCAGGTCCGCGATTCCTTGCCGTATTCCCGGAAGGATTGGGATCGCTTCGTCCATGGTCCGATTCCAGTCCCAGGCTGAATTATCTAACTTGTTCCATAGCTGCGTCAGTGAAGGGATCTCGCTGCCCAGTTCCTTGATGCCCTTCAAAAGGTCGTCGATCGCGAAGGCTGCCGCCTCAACACTTTCGACCATGAAGGCCAGGCGCCCGACCTCGTCGGCCAGTTCGCCGGCAAGGGGTCCCAGGATCGCCAAAAGGTCCTTGCTGGACACGACCAGGGCCGTCCATAGGTCGCCGGCTTCGTCCTTGATCGTCCAGATCCTGGCCGCCCATTCGGTCCCGAATAAGCCATCCAGAAGGCCGGCCAGTCCGCCGGATCGCATCGCTTCGACTCCCTGGGTCGACATTTCCCCCAGGGCTCGGACGACATCCCGGCTAGAATCAAAGGCCGTTTCCCCGATCTTCCCCAGGATCATTTGGGCGTTATCTTTTACCGTGGTCCATAGGCCGACCATGGTCTGGGATTGTACTTGCATCATGTCTTTAAAACGCGGGTCCTGGGCCATACCCTCCAGGATCGCCTTCACGGCCTGGGCGCCAGTGATCCCGGTGTTCCCCAGTTTATCCAGTTCTGAAGCGTTAATATGGAAGGCGTCCACGATGTACTTCTGGGCGCTGATCCCCAATTCGTTCAGGCGCCGGATCTCCATCCCATTGGCGTGGCTCATTTGCGACATTTGGCCCAGGGCCAGGGTCACACGATCCAGGCCAGGCGCCCCCAGTCCCAGGGCCGCGATGGCGTTGCCCATCGTAGTCAAGTCCGGGATAATGTCATGGGCCGACCATCCAAAGGCCAGGAGTTTCTTTGCTGCCTGATCCAGGTCTTCGAATTGAAACGGCGTGTGTGCTGCGAAGTCCTGCATTTCCTGAAGCAACACTGTCGCCGCTTCAGCGCTTCCCAGCATGGTCTGCATGGATAAATGTGCCTGTTCCATCCGGGCATTAAAGCCGATCATTTCTTCGGCTGCTTCCTTGATGGCGTGGGTCAGTTCTCCGACAAGTTCGGACGCCAGTCCCCAGACCGCGGAAGTCTCGATGATGGCGCCGAAGCCCATGGATAACTCGTTAGTATGCTTGACCATGGTTGCCGTTGCGGCACCTGCGGACTCCAGTGACGCCGTCACATTTTGAATGGTCTTGCTGGCGTTGTCATGCCCTTGGATTGTTAAATCGATTGTATTACCCAGGGGTGGTTCCTCCTTCCTTTTTTGCCTTGGGGGCGTTGGCTCTTTTCAGCCATTCCATTTCCAGTATCCGGATCTTGTTCAGCAGGGCGGGCGTGATCGGGATACCCAGTATGTCGGCCACTTGCCAGACGGCCGGATAGTCCAGGCCGATCGGTCCCATCCCGCCAGACCGGACCTGGGTCCGGGAATAGATCCACAGATCCCAGGCGTCCCGGTTGGCGGGCATTAGTTCCGGGCGGCGACTCTTGCATCGGTTGCAGCGTTTTTTCTTTCCCGTCTGCTTCTGGGCCGGCCGGCAGAATTCAGCGCAAAAAGGACCTTTGTCCGGATCCAGGTCCCAGCAGTAGACGGCTAGGAGTTTTTTGCCTCTGCTACCCGACCAAACGACGCATTATAGCTATCTCGAAGCAATTTCGTGACGTCGTTATTCGCTGCTTTCGAAAAGTCGATCCCGGCGAAGTCGTGGTCCTGGATATAGTCGAACATTTCGACGGCCTTCACGGCGCCGATACCTTCTTTGCCGGCCATCATGGGGTCCATGCCGTTGGCGCGAAGGTGGCGGATGGTGCCATTCGACAGGGAACGCGGGCGGATCTCGGCGCCGGTGGCGTCCAGAACGAAGAATTCGTCCGCGGATTTAGGTGTATTCTTTTCAGGTTTCATTGGTTAGGGGTCCTCCTTAATTTTTAATAGGTTGCTTGGCCATTGGTCAGCGTGATAATTACAGGGCTGTTTCCGGCATCGTTGTTCCAATATGCCCGCCAGTTGAGGGTTGCGGCCAGGCCGACGGCTCCGGTGACAGGGACGTCTACAACGTCATACATAACTTCCGGGAAAGAGAAGACAAGCGAATTCGCTCCGGAAGTATAGGTCAGGGTCAGGGATGTTTCAGTCTGGTTGATCCCCTTATTAATCAGGGATACGTCAGCGAAAAGGGCCTTCAGCGTCCCGGTACAGGCAGCAATACCTTCCGGGATGTCGCCGCGGGCGGTCCCAGCGCCGACACAATAGGAATTTCCGTCCAGGCCGTTGTTAATGGCCAGGTCTCCGGAAAGGACCGTCGCGATGGTGGCGCCGCCTTCCTTCAGGGCTGCCTGGAAGGTGTTCAGGCGGTTCATTACGACGGCCGTACAGGCTGCGTCATATGCGGTCGTCTGGATCGTTCTGGTGGCGCCCATGACGGTCATGGTTGCGACGACTTCGCCATCCTGGCCAAAAGGTAACTTCAATTCCGAAATTTTAATCCCGTTATAGATGAAGGTCTGGGCGATGTCCAGGAATTCCTTCGAAATGACCATCGACGGCAGGGCCGCGGTCGGGACTTTGAAGGTGTGGACATATGGGCCGGTCCCGGTGACGGTGTCCTGACCCAAAAGGCCTTTTAACCAGTACCCGATTGCCGTCAGATCCAGGGGGACCTGAAGGGATCCGTCGATACTGACACGGCCCAGGACTGGGATGTCGTCCATCCGGATCCCGCGAAGGGTTGCCGGGTTGGTCAGGGATTGTTTTGCTGCGACTTCATTGGTATTAACCGGCAGGATCTTCCCTGCCTTGGCTCCCGGGTTCGCGCCGAAGATGGTTTCGAAGTCGATTACTGTCCGGGTTCTTGCTCCTTTTGCTTGCATGTGGGATGTCCCCCTTTTTGTTATTTACATTGTTCTTTTATCCCAGGTGACGGTGAACATGATCCGGCTGGCGATATCCGGACGATAGGCCCCTAGGTCCCCCAGGATTTCGTGGACGGTCAGTGACGTCTTGTCGTAACCGGCCGACGGTCCAGCTTGCATCCAGGCGATCAGGACATTTAGGAAGTTGCTTTCCACAATGGAAAGGGCGTCTTCGTCCAGTGGAGCGTCCGGATCTGCTGTCGGATCGGTTGCCCAACACTCCGCGATCAGGGAAGTCTGTCCAGTACCGCCGCGGCTAATGTCGACGGACGGGTCCCGATCGCGCAGCAGGATAACGCAGGGTTTACCGAAGGACGACGGAGATCCGTCATAGATCGTTACGCCTGTCATCCAGGGCTGTCCGGTTGCCGGGTTAATCGCCATAGTGGCGAATGATGCAAGATCCCGCTTTAGGTCCCGCCAGGCTTTTAGATCTGTTGTCGCCATGGTCTAACCCCTCTCGATGCTGATCGGACCGCTGTTTCCGCCATACATCTGCTGTAGGCCCAGGATAACCAGATAGTCCATCTGTCCGATCCTTCGATCGACCTGGTCCTGGAAGATCTTCAGCTTCCGGCCGAAGTTGTCGGTCCCGCCGGCGTCCTGGTATTGCTTCGGTCCGGTCCCGGTCTTCCGAATACATACCTGGCAGCAGCAGTAAGAGATCGCCAGGGCCTTGACCTTATAAGGGATTGGATTCGGCAAGTTTACCGGGTCGACGTCGTTGTCCCGGCAGATCTGGGTGATAAAATCGTCAGTTTCGTCCAGATCTGATTCGGTAATCATTTCGGGCTTGATCAGATCATCGACGATGTCGGTGGCCGCTATATAGTGGGTAGCCATTTAATTGATCCCTGCCTCTCGCAGCGCCCTTTCTGTGTACTGCTCAAATACCGCGTTGATATTGGCGCGTTCGTTCTCGCCTGCGTTGTAGATAAAAGGATCCGGCTTGATCCCGCTGACCCAGTGGCCGCGGGAAAACTGGAATCCTCCAGGAACAGACCATCGAAGCGCCTTTTTATCGACCGGCTTTACGAAATGGCGGCCGCTCCCTTCGTCGTCGGTGCCTTCGTGCTGGAATACACCGTAAGAGACGCCGGACTTCGTCATGGTTTGCGTCGGGTCTAGATAGATGCGGCCCTTCGGTGGCCAGTCCTGAATTACTTCATCCTTTATGGACCACTCCAGAGCGCCACTCCGGGATCTAAAACGGTGTTCCATCTGCGCCCGGCGCTTAACATTGCGTAAACAGACACGAAGGGCCAGCCTCATGTTTTGTTGAACGGATTCCGGGGCCTTCTGGAAGGCCGCGATCAGTTCGCCCAGGTTGCGGATCTCGATTTTGATGTCCATCGTATTTCCCCCTGAATGGACAAAAGGGCGGACGACATAATCGCCCGCCCTTCTATGCTTTATTCGTGCTAGTTTCCGCCCGTAGGACCGCCGGCGTCTGTTTCCGTTTGTCCAGCCGCTGCCTTGGCTGTTGCTTCGTCGGCGGCTGCTTTGTCGGATGCTGCCTTCGCTGCTTCGGCCTGGGCCTGAACTTCCATAGCGGCCGCCGCGTTCGCTTCGGCTACGGCCTGGGCTGCCAGGGCAGCCGCCAGATCGTCAGGTGTCGGCTGCGTGGGGCCGTCGATCTTTTCGTATTCGGGATCTTTGGTAAGCCGGTCAATCATTTCCTGATTGCTGTCGGCGATGTCCCATTCGGTCTTCTGGGTCTTGTTTTTAAACCACATGAAAAAGGTCCTCCTTTTCTTGATTTACGGCAGATGAAAGGGAATGATATTCCCCGTCATGCCGGCCTGGTAGTCCAGATAATAGCAGCCGTCCGCCTGTTTAAAGCGGGACGATTGCAGCGGGCCAATAATGGACCATCCGGACGTCGGGACCGTGACGACCAGGTCGCCCTGGCCGCCATGTGATCTATTCCCAGCCTTCACCGTTACCGTCTTGGCGCCGGCGAAGGTGTTCTGGACGACGATTGCGATCTTCCCATCGACTCCCGCGTCGATCTTGTGACCATTGGCCACGTCGACCGCGGTCGGGGTTACAGTAAGGCCGCCGTCGCGAAGGTTGTAATTGTGAGTTATCGCGGTTCTAGCCATCGGTTAACCTCCTTCGATTAGGACGGATTCGCGGTCAGCAGGGCGGTTGCTTTCGGGATAATCAGTTTCGACCCGAAAAGCAGAAGGCCCTTGACGGCATCGGCGAAGCGTTTTTCCGGCCGATAGGCTTCGACTTCTACGATCTGCTCGGCGTAGGCGATCGCCATCGGATGTCCGGCCATGATCTTGTATTTCGTGCCGGTGGTGTTCGGGACGTTGTTGGACATGTAGATAGAGAATCCACAGGCATCGCCGACCCGGCCAGTACGAAGGACGGTCATATTGTCCTGGGTACCATATCCGACGAAACGCTGATCCTTTCGGAGATAGGCATAAAACCAGGGCGGGACGACACACCACCGATTGTCCTGCGGTACGCTGGATTCATCCAGCTTCTGCGCCAGGGAGACAAGTTGTTCGTAAGCCAGCGCCGGCGTGGAAGGAGGCAAGCTGATCGGGGTTCCGTCGGATCCGACCAGGTTCCCGGCATCTACCCCGGTATACAGGCTTCCGATGTAATTGTCGCTGTTGTCGTTCAGGCCGTAGGCCGCCCGACCCATCGCGGCATCCATGACCTTCGGTTTGGTTTGGGCCTTGTCCACGTCGTCGACGGCAAAGTTGAAGTATTTCGCCTGGTCGATCGTCAGGATCTGCTGGGCGTCTGTCAGGGTTTCCGGGCTTCCAATGTCAGTATTTTTGATATAGGTCCCGATGGTCACGGGGCCGATCTGGTTGATCTTGACGGTGTCGCCCTGCTGCTGGATTTCGCCTTCGTAGTCGCGATTGACACAGGCCGCGTAAACATGGGCCTTGTCCAGATATGCCAGGATCCTGGCGGACCAGACTGTCGGGATAAAATTGTTGATAGTCATGTGAGAATATCCCCCTTAAATTTTGTTATTCGGCGCCGCCCTCCCAGGCCGTCATGGACGCCTGGACATTGTCCCAGTCGCCATTGATCTGTGCGGGCGTCATCGCTTTGACTTGCTCCTTGGTGTAAACGGTTTTGGTCCCGCCTCCGGATCCGCCG